AGCATTTTTTTGAATTTTATCTATCGTTGCCTTTTGTGTATTCAAGATTTTACCACGCACTGGCATAACAGCTTGAAACTCATTATTACGTGCTGTTTTAAGATTACCAGACGCAGAATCACCTTCTGTAATATATATTTCACAATGAGATCTATCTTTACTATAACAATCTGCAAGTTTACTATCAAATTTAAGAGCCTTTTCTTTTTTCTTTCCTTGTTCACGAGCACGTTCTCTCGCTTTTTTAGCAGCTTCTCGTGCTTTTTTAGCATTGATAGCTTTATCTGCAATTATTTTAATTTCTTTTTCATTATTAGCTAACCAATATTCAAGATTTTCTGTAAGAGCAGCTGTGAATGGTTTCATATCAATTTTAGTAATACGGCTCTTAACCTGTGCATCATATGAAACATTTGGTGCAGTAAGATTAAAAACAATATACATTCCTTCTTGAATATCGTCACCACTTAAATTTTCATCAGTGGATTTAAGCCATTTTTTTTCTTTAAAAAATTTATTAAATTCACGAGTAATAATTGTTTTAATTTGAGTAATATGCTGTCCAGATTCAGTAAGGCCAGTATTTACATATGGAATAATAGTAGATGAATAATTGGATGTATATGTTAATACCATATCCATTTTATTGCGGCCTTCGCTATAATTCATATTGAACCTAGAACCAATAAGTTCTTTACCAGCGACCGCATCATCTACTAAATCATCTAATCCTTTTATTGATACATAGTTATATTCTTTGCCATTTTCATTTAAATGAATGGTAAGACCTGGGCAAAGGCATGAAATAGTTTTAAATAATGAATGAATTTTATTACTTTCTACTTCAGTATGTGTAAAAAATTCTTCTGAAGGCTTCCAACATACTCTAGTACCTGTTTTATTTCCAGTTAATTCGTTACAAATTCCAGCTTCTCTTTTATCAAAAACACCCTCAAGAAATCTACAATTTTCAAAATAATTATCTCTAATAGTAGTAACTGTAAGCCAATGACTCAAAAACGTAGTTATTTTACTGCCAATACCAAAAGAGCCTAATGAAGTTCCTTCGTAAGTACCATCTTCTCTATATTTTCCAGATGTATTTAAAACACTGAAAGCTGCTTCAAGGATTGTTTTTCCATCATCACGATAAGAATTTGGAATAAAACCTTGACCATAATCTCGAACAGTAAAAATATCTTTATCAATTGTTACGTCTATTCTATTTCCGTTACCAAGTCTAAATTCATCAACAGCATTTGAAACTATTTCTATAAGTAATTGGGTTGAATATGTAGTATCACCTGCATATACTCCTGGCTTAAGACGAGTAAAACTTAATGGATCAAGTGATTCTATAGAATTTTCATCATATAATTTTCCCATTGAATTTTATTCTCTCCTTTATATTTTTATATTAAAATTATAGCATAATTTTTTAAAATTTGCAAGAAAAATCTTTTTTATGATATTTTCCACATACAAATAAAAAATTTTTATTTTTTAACTAACTGTATTTTATAAAACTTGACAACTTAAAAAATTATGTTATAATATTTATAGGGAAAAACAAAAAGGGGAATAGTTTAAACTATTCCCCTTAATCTTTTTTAATATATTTAGCATTTACAAAACCATAAATGCTTCCTTTTATTCTAATATAATACCAATTTTCTTTATTTTTATCTTTAATAGTATCACATATATCTACTCTATTATTTTTATAAAGAACTGGATAAGATTTTATATTAGGATTTTCTGTGCCTGCCCATGTTCTTACATTTAATGCAGATGCTGTTACAATACCAGTTGCTATTGGTTTTTTGTTTATTGTAGATGTTTTTGGTTTAATAGGTTCGCTAGTTATAATAATTGGAGTTGATACTGAAGAGGTGCTATTTTTATAGTTAGATTTTTTTCCAATTCCAAGATTTGTTGCGGTATGATGAATTTCATTTAATAAAATATCACCAGGTTTTAAATAATCATAACTATTTAAATATTTCTAGTCTGTTAAAACCTAAAATCCTGCCTTTTTAAAAGCAGATTTCATATTACCTGTATATGTAGCAGAAATATTTTTTAAAGCGTTTATATTTAATAAATATCCTACTGCTTTTACATTTGCAATAACTCCTGCAGAACAATCAGCTTCACAAGGTACTGTAATTTGAGAAGGTCTATAATTACTAGCTTTTAAATGCTACCAATAAGTATTTCTTTGCCATTGATCATATCCTATTAAATTATTTTTTGCAGCTTCAATACTTAATTCTGCAATTAAATTTCCCACTTTTTCATCGGGATACCTTAAAATACAATCCCATGGTCTATTATACCATATTCTAATTTCCCACTATGTTCCTGTATTATCTCCTGCTTTACCGTTTTTATAGCTTCCATTTTCATCATGTCCGCTATTTGATATTTTTCCATAATATTGAGAGAAATCTATTTTAGAAACAACAGTTGAAGTTGTATTTGTTTTTACTTCTTTTTTAGTCTATTGTCCATAATAGTAATTCATATCTACAGTTCCATTAATACCTTTTACTTTTCCCGATGAAGTATATTGATAATAAGAACATTTTACAGAAGGATTAGTGGCTCCACTGTATTGAGCAAACCAAAAATAATCATATTTATTTATTGTTTCTTTATCATACATATTATTATAATAATCTAAATTACAATAAATTCCTGTTTTATACCCTTGAGATAAAATATAATCACAAAATACTTTAGTAAAAGAAATACATTGTTTTTTTCCTAGTGTTACTCCACGCTATTTTGCTTTTTTAACTGTATCATACTAAAAATCAAAAAAGATAATAATATCTTTTCCTAAACCTGCTTTTTTTACATTTGCAACACAAGTTTTAGCCTATTTTAATACTTCTGTTTCGTTAATAGCATAGCAGAAATGATATACACCATGAATTGGAATATTTGCGTTTTTTGCTCCTTTAACATATGTTAAAAAATATCTATCTAAAGTATTTCTATAGCCTTCTCTAAAAATACAAAAATCAATACCTGACTATTTTACTTTAACAAAATTAACATTTTCTTGCCATTGTGAAATATCTATTCCTTTTAATGCCATTTAAAATCCTCCTTACTATTCATCAAGTTCAGGTAATCCTGCAATACTTGTTAATAAAGAAAGAATTCCTGCTAAAGCAGAGGCAGATAAAACAATTTTCCAATCAACTGCAGAAATAACAGCACTAGATCCAATAGTTGCAATAGCTGTTTGTGCTATAGTTTTTATGGCACGGACACCAGCTGCTTTCCACCATTTTTTGTTCATCATATGTTTTTCCTCCTTATATTTTTGATAAAAAAATAAAATCACTAAAAAAGTGATTTTATTATATATAATATTAAAAATAATATAAAATTTTTATTAATTTTTGTCCTTTTTTCTTAAAATCTAATCTCTAATTTCAATTCTTTTTTTTATATCTTGCTAAATTTCTTTAATTTTATTGTTTATGTTCTAAATTTCATTTGTATAATCTCTTATTTTTAATGAAAAACGTCTTTTTACATTTAAATCATTAAAATTTTGACAATTTAATTCTATATCTTTAATTAATTTTTTTACCGTATCTAATTTTATTTTTATGCGGCGGCGTCTGTTCTACAGCGCTTTAATCCAGGCTCTCTACTCAGCTATTTCACACCCCATATATTCGCTAGCATTTTGTTCATCATTTGGATGTAATTTAGCATAACCTGTATAAACACCATATTTATCAGCCAAAGAAACAACTGATTCTTTTGTATCTTCATTAAAATATCCATATAAAAATTTCATAAATATCTCCTTTTTATTAAAAATAATAAGTCTATTTAAGACTTATTATTTTTATTATTAAGATTGGGGGTGTGAAAAAAGCTTGCAATTACAGCCAAGGTTCCAAAAAACAATGGGAATTTATCAAGAGGAAGATTAAAACCCACTAAAGCAAAACCAGCAGCTATCATTTGTCCAATTGTAATTTTAATTAGCCATCCTGAAATCCATCCTCCTAAAAAATTTAAGAATGGGGATGCGAAAAAAATAATGATAAACAATGTAATAATTCCTAAAATTTCCATTTTTATTTCTCCTTATTTTGTAAAAATTTTTGACGATATTTTTCAATATCTTTAATTATAGTTTCAATTGAAACGGGCATACAATCATGAGCATCCATAGCTACATTATACACACATCCTTTACCATTTTCAAAAGAATCTGAGGAATGAGTATGTCCAGATAAATTCCAATAAAATTTTTCTTCTTCATGATTTCCAACAAGAGTAGGATAGTGAGATAAATAAAAATTTCTTTTTTTACTATATCGGTAAAGAGAGGCAAGTCCTAAATCTTTTATATTATATTCAGTTATATATTTTTCAATTTTTTTAGATGTATCATGATTGCCCCATACAAAATTTTTATTTCCATTTAAATTTTTATAAATTCTATTCCACTCTGATTCATTCCCTCCCATACAAAGATCGCCGAGAATATAAACGGTATCTTCTGGGGAAATAATAGAATTCCATCTAATAAGAATTTGAGTATCATGTTCTTCAATGGAATTAAAACCGCGTGCATGCCAAATAAAATCTTTATCATGACCAATATGTAGATCACTTGTAAACCAATCCATATTATACACCTCCTGGCATAATAATTTTAATTGTATCAATTAATCCACAACATTCTTCATAATTAGGAATTCTAAAAGCATAACTCATTTTTTTTATTACTTCTCGGGGAACATAAGAACGAGTTCCCTTTCTATTTTCATTATGCTCAAGACAAATAGAAAGCGGGGTGTTCATTACAATTACAATAACTTCAGTCTTTGTTTTATCCAATTCTAAACAAGCTAAAAGTTTTAACCTAGATTTAGAGTTTAAATGTGTTGCGTCTGCGACAACATCAAGCGACTGCCGCAACCCTTCATTAATTTTAGCTATAAAAGTATCAAATACTTCATTTTCTTTTGAAAAATAATCCTCATCTTCTTTAACAAGTTTAAATCGGATTTCATCTCTTGATACATATAATGTATTTGTTAAATATGTTTTAGCATATGTACTTTTTCCAGATCCCAGTTTAACTACGGTATACCAACCATAATATATAATTTATTCTTAGTTGACATACTTATTCACCACCTCCTTATAATGTAGTAACTCCAGCATGAATTTCTCTATGACAATTACTACATACTAAAATACATTTATCGAGTTCTTTTTTTATTTCATTCCAGTCTAAAATTAAATTTCTATCAGATAATATAAAGTCTTTTTCTTTTGGGTCTATATGATGAAAATCTAATGCTTCTATACATTTATTATATCCACAAATACAACATTTTTCTCCTTTATATTCTAATGCCCATTTTTTTATAATTTTTCTATTTTCAGCCCCACTTTTTGGAGTTTGTGGAATACATTCATAGCAATATCTTCGACTATAACCTTGATCTCTTATTGTAAAAGTTTTTCCACATTTAGCACATACTTTATTTTTATTATTAATACCTTTTTTAATCCTATCTCTTGATGCTTTAGATTGACAGGATCTACTACAATATTTAGTATTTTTAGTTTTTGCCTCAAATTCTTGATTACACCACTAACATATTTTTTTTATCATAAAATGATTCACCACACATAATATATAATTTATTTTTCATCTTTTATTACTCCTTGTCTTACTTTTGAAACAAATTGTTTCCAAGGTTCTTTCCTAGTTCCATCTTTTGTAAAATTATTATATTCATATTCTATCCAAAAATCATCAAGATTATATTTTCCTATTTGTCTTACTTCTACCATATTTGTTTCTTCCTGACAATTAAGACAAAATAATTTTTTAAGGTGGCCTGGTTCTCTCTCTTGACCAACTGTACGAAAAATTGGAACTCCTTTATTTCCACATTTTGTACAATAAAAATCACTTAACATAATATGTCTAATGTCTTTTGATCTTTTACTCATAATTCATACCTCATTTCTTTATTTTATTTTTTTTCTTATAAATATATTATAACATATTTTTATAAAAAAATAAATAAAGAAATGATAAAAGAAGAATTATTTTAATAATTTTTATTTATTTTCAAAATGTGTTTCAAAATTCATAATATATTTTTCAAAATTTTTTTCATTTTCTGGATATTCAACTTTACATCCTTCAGATATATTAATAGACATCATACCCATTAATGATTTTCCGTCAACACAAAATTTTCCTCTATAAACTAAAACATCACCTTTTACTTTTGATGCTTCTATAACAAAATTAGATAAATCATTTAATCCAGTAATTTTAATATACTTACTATTCATAAAATTCTCCTTTCTTTTTATTTTATCAAAAAATATAAAAAAAATCAAAGCATCCCGATATAAATCGGGATGCCATATAATTATTGATGATATTTAAGAAGAAATTCATTACTTACGGCTTTAAAAGATTTAGTTCCGTCTTTGTAACGGAAGACTACACCTTCTCTCATTCCGCCGTCTACTTTAGAAGAACCAGTTGCATATGCAAGAATCTCTTCTATTGTATCTGGTAGAATGAAATGTTCATCAACAACAGGTACACATGGAATGTTAAAGTTTTCAGTAAGTTCTTTAGTCATATCTATAGTATTCCATCTTCCAGTATGAGACATGATAAGATTGAAAGCCATAAAATCATGATTTTTCATAGAATAATCACGTTTCTGAATTCCAGCTCCATAAGTCTCTCCCTGAATAGTGATCCACTCTGCATTTGGGTATGCATTAAGAAGTTTTGTAAGAACTTCTTCCATATTATATTTTTCAGCTATTTCTGTGTATACATTTGTATCGTAGTAACAATTTTTATCAGGCTTATCAAAAACTACATTACGGGAACACACATAAAAATCGTTCTTTTTAAAGCCTTTTCCTCTTTTAATGGTAAATGTAGTGGAAGTTCCATCAATTTTTTCAGTAGCAATCCATTCGTTTTTATCTTTAAGAATCCAAGGCATATTCTGGACACGTTCCTCATCAGTTTTTTGTACCCATGCAGGCCATCCTCTTTTATCCTTTTTCTTTCCAAAGAAGATAAAAAGAAGTTTTCTACCCCAATTTCTTTTCATGAGCCAGCGGAAAGGCTGTTTTGAAAAAAGTTTTCCATTTCGCTGTGCCATTTTTTTATATTTATCTGCGGACGCTGCTTTACGAATATTATCCTCGTCTACTGCATATTTTACTCCAAGTTTTTCTGTAAGGAAACGAGATTCATCATTAGGATAATGCGCTTTACCTTCATCATCAATAATTACTTCGGTTCTAACTCCACCAAGAGGTTCTACCTGAACCTGCCAGCCGAAATCTTCAGCAGACATAAGAAGACCCTGGCTGATAACAGTTCCTTTAAAATATTTCTGAGTTTTTACTTTATAATGTTTAGACTCAAGAAAAGCAAAAGGTTCAGTTTCAGGTACTTTAGAATCAATCTCAAAATAAATTGCGGCATCTCCAGGTTCAAACTGTCCTTTCCTGGTCATAATATGCCATCCACCGACGACCGCCTGTTCTACTCTATCAGCGCCTTCAATAGGTAATACTTCATCTATTGTAACGACATATGCTAATTCTCGGATATTGTTTTTATTTAACATTTTTAATCACCTCAATAAATTCTTTAAATCTTTCAAGAAAAACTTTTTCTTCAAGATAAAATCCATCATTTCCATATTTATTATTATGCCAAGTTAAAAAGGTTATCATAAGTTGTGCAAAACGTAAATCAGAAAAATTTTCTTTATGATATGTTTTAATTTTTTCGTAAAAATTATCTAATCTATTTGGATCTCTCATTTTCTTTTTCATCCTCAAATTCTGCTAATTTATTAATATAAGCTTCAAAAGGACAATCATCACAAACAACTCCATAAGGAAGTGAATGATTTACAATATTTTCTATCCACTCTTCTGCTCGGCAATTAATAATCCTACACGGATATTTATCTAAAGTTCTAGTCATTCTTTTCATTTTAATTTTTTCCTTTCTTTTTATAAATATATTATAATAAAAAAATAAAAAAAAATCAAGTAATAAAATTATTACTTGATTTTTTAATTAATTTTGTGATGACCGTTTTATTGCTTCTGCTATTTCATTTATTCTTTTTTCTCTTTTGTTTCTTTTTTGTCTTATTTTTTTCTCTGTTTGTCTTTTTCTTATTTCTTTTCGTTCTGCTTCTTCTTTTTCTTTCTTTTCTTCTTCTTTCTTTTGATTGAAATAAATTTTCATACCATTTTTTACAAGAGAATTAAAAAATTTAATTTCCATAAGTTCTTTTGCTTTATTTTCAATTCCTTGAATGGTAAGAATATCTTTGTAATAATATTTTGCATATGCTAAAAAGAAAGCAAATTTAAAATCAAAAACATCATCATTAATACAGACTGTTTTAATTACCGTATTATCTCCAAAAGTAAATCTTAATACTTTTCCTGGCTTTAAAACCTATACTTTTTTAATAGTTGGAACAGCTATATTTAATTCTTTACAATATTTAATATAATTAAAATCTATTGCTTTATTAGAAAATGATAATGCTGGAATTTCAAAAGAAATAGGTGGATAATTATTATAATTATTAGATGTTAATGATATTGCCTAATTAGTTAATGATATTGCCTAACTATTATTTATAGTATTAATATCATTAATAGCAGTAGTGGTGGTTATTTTGCTGTAACCACTAATTACAGTATCCATATTATTAATGGAAGTAGTGGCTAGTTTATTAGTTGTATAATCCATTTTTTTTATACCTTTCTTAATATTTTTTATGTATAGTATTTGTATCGTTTAACCATTCTAATATATTTATTGCTTCTTCTCCGTCTGATAACATAATGCATTGACTATTTTGGAAGTGAGGATAAATACGATAAGAATGGTAGTGACCCCATAACCATAATTTATATGTTATATTATATTCTATTTCACCAAGATACCGTTCCATGCTTTTATCAACAGTAGCTTGATTTATCACTGATAAAAATAAATCTGTAGGTTCATAAGAAATAGGACAAGTATGAGAAAAAACAAGATCGAAATTATAATTATATTTTTTCAACAAAATACGACCTTGTTCCATTTCATCTTGAGTGAGCTGTTCATCTTTAAACCAACTCCATTGATGTTGAATCCTATAAAATTTATCTACTGAATATGCCCCTGGGATGATTAAGGTATTATAATTATTTATATTATATACGGTTGGACAATCCATTGCATAAATAATATTGGGATATTTTTGTTCTACCCATGCTGTATTATTAAAAAAATCTATTTGATGCCATTCGCTTAAATTTTTTGATACAACATTTGTAATTCTTTCTTCGTGATTTCCTCTTATACAAAAATATGTAAAAGGAAATTTATTTAATTTTTTTTTAAAGTTTTTATCCCGATGGTCAAAAAAATAATTTGCTCCTACATCCCCTAACAAAATAAGACAATCTGTTTCTGCGGAAAAATTTATACTGTCTTTATTTCTACGCCAAAAATTTTCTATAGGGTAATAAGATCCATGAATATCCCCCATAGCCCATATTCTTTTAAACATAACTATTCCTTCTTCCTTTTTTATTTTATTATTATTTATAATATAATTATACCAAAAAACTTTTTAAAAATCAAATATTTAAAACATTTGACAAAATATAAAAATTTTGATATACTGAACCTAGAAATAAGAAAGGTTAAAATTAAAATATGAAAACATTAAGTATTGATGCAAGTACTAAAAGTACTGGTATTGCAATTTTTAATTAGGGAAAATTAATTTATTATGAATGTATTGTTTCTAATAATATAAATACATATACAAGAATTAATATAATGGTAAAAAGAATTCAATAGTTATGTAATTAGTATAAACCAACAGATATTGTTATGTAGGACATTTTACCATAGGATGTTAAACATAATCAAGCGGTTTATAAGGCTTTAATTTATTTACAGGCCGCTATAGTTTTATAGTTGTATAAAAATAATTATAATGTAGAATTATACGTTGCTAGCCATTGGCGGGCATAGGTTGGAATACATACTGGACGAGGAATAAAGAGAGAAACATTAAAAAAAGCTGCACAAAAATTAGTAAAAGATATATATAATATAGAAGTTAATGATGACATAAGTGATGCTATATGTATTGGAATTGCTTATATAAAAGAACATAAAAGTGCTTTTTAAACTGGTTAATAAATTTTTATTAACCAGTTTTTTTTTGTAACAGAAAAGATTAATTTATATTTTATTTTTTTAAAATACTATTGGTGAAAAAATTAAATACTTTTTCATTTATATAGCTAAAATCTGCTAGCGTAAAAGGCTATATATTTTTAGAAAGGAGATCTCCTAATGGCTCAAATAACTTATCCAAATATTGGAAATTTACAAAGAGGAAATCCACAAATTTCTAATATACAGTATCCATATGAAAATAATTTAATTATGAATTCTCCATATGATAATTATATGGGACGTCAACAACAAAATTTATCTATTCAGTATTTAAAATGTAGACCTGTTTCATCAAAAGAATAGGCTAGGGCCTGTCAAATTGATTTAGATGGTTCATTAAACGTTTTTACTGATGTTGCAAATGGTAAAATTTATACAAAACAAATAAACAATGATGGATCTGCTTCATTTAAAACCTATTCTTTTGTCGAAGATAATGAAGAATCTTATAATTCATCTAATTTCGTTACAAAAGATGAATTTAATAAGGTTATACAAGCTTTAGTGGCATCTATAAATAACACAAACGATGCAAATAATAATAAAAATAATGACGATAAAAGTAATAGTGAAAAATTAACTTTTTAATAAAGGAGATTAGTAATGAATATAAATCAAATACAATTACTTCAACTAATTAAAAATGGCAGAAATCCTCAGTAGATTGTTATGAATATTTTGCAACAACAGAGAAATAATAATCCTATTATTCAAAATGCTACAAATCTTGCAAAAAATGGAAATACTTCAGCATTAGAAACTATTGCAAGAAATTTAGCACAACAGAGAGGATTAGATTTTGATACTGAATTTATGAATTTTAAAAACTCTTTAAAATAAACTTTATCAATAAAAACAGAAAAGGAGATACGTGTTTATGTTTAATAATTCCAATGGTTATTCTTTATCAGATATTGCTGCGGCGACTGGAAATAATAATGATGGTTTTGGTTTTAATGGAGACGGAGCTTGGATTTTATTATTATTTATTTTAATTTTAGCCGGAGGTTGGAACAACGGAAATGGTTTTGGAGGAAGTAATAATGGAGGGGGAACTA